ATTTGAGGTTTTGGCGGACATCTCATCGTAGTAGGTAGCTTTACCGCAGCCTTTCTTTACGAACCTATGAACGACCAGAGCACCATCTTTCAAGTGTATAGTCTAGTTAATTTACTTATTGATTATAAGTCAAATCGGTAGGTCTAACTGAACCTATTATTTTTACATACCCACGTATCTTCTCAGCATAAGTGGCACTAATGCTACATAAAATAGCAGGACCATTACCGAAAGCTGAATCACGATTGCTGTAGAATGTTAAATTGGTACCATTGTCAACTAAATAAAACACCATGCCATCAGTCAAAGTGAAAGCAAGTGTTTTATAAGTGACTAAATTGGTATCATTCGTATAAACTTGATTAGCAAAAGTTCCAGCATTCGTTGCCGAAAAGAGAGAATTTGTTACATCTAAAACAAATTCGAAAACATCACCAAGTGATGTGGTTATATTTGAAATTGTAACTCCACCAGCCCAAGCAGTGTCAGACACTCCCTGAACCGGAGTAGTGTTGCCGACCTTAACACCGGAAACACTAATTGAAGCAGGAGTCCACATAGATTTAGCTCCACCAACTTCAGATATGTTACCATTACGTGGATTAAGTGAAATTTCACGAAAATCATACTCATAATCAACAATGAGATAACCAGGTGAGTTAGCTGCAGAAGTCTTTGAGTAAAGAAAGAAATCATATTGATTATATGTATCTATTTCACTCGTGGCTCCATAATCAGTACTCAACCATTTGGTATTTCTCGTGTCGAAAGTAGCAGAATGATTAGTCCATTGCGGACCAATCACCGTGTTAGAATCACTTAAAACATAATTTAAAAACGTAGAGGCGGTCGGTTGTGGCATCGTTTGACCTTCATTTTTACGAAGGTAAAACAACACATCACCAGTTTGGCTAGTCGAACTAGATGTAATATAATGAAAAGTCATTGAAGATATTTTATATCTAGCATACATTCTAGCGCAATTTTGCAAAACAGCAGAAGCGAAAGAAAAGGGGGAAAGAGGACATCCACCGGATAAAATCCAATTTGTGACTGTACCTGTTGAAGCTACTGTAAAACAGTAATCTCGTCCGATAACTTTCATTCCATCCTTAGTAACAACAGTACGTGCTGTCAAGCCTCGCATGGAATTGCCGATAGCAACAGGTGCTGTATTTATGGTAGAAACATTTCCAAATGTAGGATTTCTACCACTGCTAATAGCACGTGTCATTTTCGCAATCTTCTTAGCGTTTTTATTAGGAGGAGCTCGCATTGCTCCTTTCTTATTATTTGATTTAGTCATTTTTACGCCAACCAACCTCCTACATGCAATATACAGTATTTACATATTTCTTTTTACGCCTATTACGCCTGTATCTAGTCTTATTCTCAAGATAATTTCGTGAATCGAACATTCCATACCTAAGCGGTAAATTAGTTCGATCTTCTACTTCCTGAGGTTTAGGATTATATACAACAGCTTCTTTAGGCAAATTTTTATAAGGATTGTAGGGAGCTTCTATGCTTCCACGAAGGTTACCTTGATCATTAATAGCGGATTGACCAATGGCTTTATCGCCATTAGTTTTAACCGCTTTATCAAAGGTATCCTTAAAAATATAGGGAGCAAAGAAATTCATTTTCGTATTATTTACGCCACCTACCTTCCATTTTCTTTGTAATTCAGGGTGAGGGTCTTTAGTTCTATAATACTCTCTGACTTCTTTCTTCAATTGATCACTCTGATTCGCATAATCATAAATCAACTTATTATTTTCATAAGCTTTATAAATGATCTTTGCGAAATTAACAGGGTTTGGGATCATATCTAAAATTTTCGGTCTCGTTCTATTAGCAAAATTGCCATACAATACGAGATTACGAGCCAGAGAAGCATAATTTCCTGGTATATCAAGGGTGTCCTCATAATAGACATCATCGACAGCGAGCTGGTACAAAGGATCATTCCAATGCTTAACACCAGTGTCGTGTAATCGCGATTCCGCATCCAGCGGCGTCGCCGGAATCTCATCACCAAATTCGACACTAGTTTGAAAAGCATTATTAGAAATCCAAGGACCTGTGTAACGCTGACCGATGATATCATAAGGTGTAATATTCATTCTTTTTACACCAACCTCCACCAACATGCAAATATACATATAAAGGATAGCTTTAAAGTTTGCTATCAAAACCTCCATAAAATGGGTTAAACTTCCGCTTCATAACCTTTCACTTTAAATCTGAGATATTGCGCAGATTTAACATAATTAAGCGTGAAAAGTTCGGGATGTTGTTTTCTGAAGTGTGAAAACATTCGTTCAAAGAAGTTAAATTTCTTACCATCCCAGCAATAGTTAAGCATATGACTGCTTAAAGCACCAGGAAGATCGTCTATCTTCGTGGTGCATAATTTAGCTATATGCTTTGTGAAACGTTCTGGTCGGAATTTCCAGACACCATCTTCTATATATAATTTATGACTGTAGAATTCACAGCCATCAAAACTATCATGTACTATAAAATCAGAGAGTGGTAGACCGAGGAGTGCAGCCTCGGTCACGTAGTTTTGTAAATCAACGCTGGGATGAAACGCTTGTAAAACGTCATCACCACCTGCAATTATGGCGTTATCTTCGCTCATAATTTCCTCATCACTATATCCTAGACGCATCATTATTATGATGTGTACTAGAATTTGTGCCATACTATTAAAGAATATTGTCAACAAAGTGCCACTCTTCATAGCTCCGGGGTATTTTGATTTAAAAACTTTGCCATTAGTACATCTATACTCACAATCATAAACAACCTCATTTATGGAATTATCAATGTCCTTCATATACTCTTCGAATTGCGTGTCACTCATATCAGCAGGTTGCACCGCCAATAACCGTGTGACCTCTTTGCAAATTTCAAAGAATTCACTGAAGAACATGAAATCCCAGTTGGGTTTATCACTTTCATGAACTTTCCTCTTAGAGAAAGTTTTTACTAAATGTTCTATATGACCAGGTAAACTAGGAGCAAAAGCGTATTTAATCGGCGATTTTCGCCAATTATCAACCGCAACTTCTAGCATCTCTCTAAAGATGGCTTGATGTTTAATCATTTTATGTAGTGGGAGCCCCGTTATAACGCGCGGCATTTCACTATCAATCTTTTTATGTTTTGTGGGTTCAGCTTTTAAAAAACACTTCAGCTGGTATTTTTCCTCCCATTCTTTCAGGACTAAATCTGCCACCCCTTGCTTCGTGTATTTATTTAACACGTTAGCATTAGTAGGTAGACCGTCAGCCTGATAGGGATGACCCGGACTCTTCTTACATTTGACCAAAGTAGAATCTATTATATTTATAAGATTTTCTTTAGTTTTATAATTAGGGTTGGGTTCGAAGACGTTTGCATCAAGCATCTGTCTTAACAGATGAGTTGCACGTTTTTTCTCCTTAAAAGTTAAAGGTTCGGCGATATTCCTATTACGACCACCGAATAACTTAAGGTGATTTTTAACGGATTTTTCTTCCAAAACAGGATTGATTTCGGGATAGACATATTTTGTTTTATCATACCCTAGCTTTTCCAGCTCCTCACTATGTTGAGAAAAATAATCATTAACTTCGGGTTGTACTACCGGGCTGCTGTTACAATGTACCGGCAACTCAGGAGGTAACTCAATATAATCATCATTAACTGGAGCACATTCATCATCATAATCAGCCCAATTACGACCACTTTTAGATTTGAACTTAACTGCATTCCAGCTAGCGTCCATTTTATCCTCATAATCATCATCATGGGTTTTATAATCAGGAAAAATGTCATGGATTTCTTTCTCATTAAATCCATGTCTAACAGCACCATTTGAACTGACTAAAGCAAAGTCATTTTCAAATTGCTCAACTTCCCAACTACGCCCTTGGAATTTCCAATCACGCGCTAAGGAATCAATATCATGTTCTGATTCCAGAACACGAAGTCTCGCTGTTATTGCTTCAGTGCGTATAGCGACATTATTTTTCGTTGAACCCGAAATATGCATGCCAACTATACTATTACCACTAAACAAAGGTGAACCAGAAAAACCTCTATTAGTAGAAGCAGTATGCCATAATTCAATGGCACCTGAACTTTTAAGAGTCTTCCCGGCACTAGTTACTAAACTACCGTTTACAAATCCAACCGCGCTCACGGTTTGATTGTAGAGACTATCTTTCTTGAGCGAGGCACTTTGGATACCTACTTTCGCCCACACTTTCTTTTCCAAAGAGCAAACAAAGACATCAATTTCTCTATCATATAAATTGTTATCAATATCAAACAATTTCTTATCAATCTTAACCGCGGATTTGGAAAGACGACACTTCCCCTTAGCATCTTCTATGGTTCCTGCTACATAAACATCAGCAATACCATTACTAACAGAATTTGCTACGTGTTTGGCTGTTATCAACCAATCACCATATCGCCAGAAACAACCTACAACAGTTAATTCGGAACTATCCGTTAGCACCAAAATAGCCCCAACGGGCCTTTTGATACTGGGGTACATCTCCGAACCGGGCATAGCCATTTCTTCAATTAATCCAGTTTTTCCTTCTCCATCAACTACGTGGATTTTGCCATCAATTAAAAACTCATAGCAATCTCCTTTCATTGTGGAACGTTTAGAAATAAATTTAATTTTTGTTTCTTTCTTAGCTTTGTTAATGATTTCATATTCATTCAATATGAATCTTTTCACAACAGCTAATTCATCCATGATAACTTTGAGCTGAACGGCATTCTTTTTGTATGTATCAATGAAATAATACACCATTCGATAGAAAGAGTATATAACAAGGATTATACAAATCCAGAAAACTCCCACTTCACCGTACTTGCCTGTACCAAAAATTATCAAATCATACATTAATGATAACAATAATATAAGCATACGTACGAACATCTCAATAACTTGCCAAAGCAAATCATAGACTGTGGAAACAACTTCCGCATGTTTATCATAATCGAATTCTTGTGCTACCACAATTTTTCCAATTATAATTCGTCTGTACAGCTCTGCTTTCAGAGCTATCATCAAGGGTCTAGTCAATTTGAAATTATCATATAATTGACAAACACTATGACAGCGTTTCTTATCCCCTAATCGCGAAAGAATTTCACGAGGATCTCTTAACACATCCCGCAAATCTACGACCAAAGTGGCCGGAATCCTCGTGCTTGATCTCGAGAAAACTAATGAAATGTTCTTAAACACTTCATTAGGAGTGGCTGGAACTTCCATAATATCCCAGTCAGGTACTCTACTCATGCACTCCCAAGTATTATCAAAGATCTCAGATTTATTAATTAAAGCCTGAGAAACTTTGAATAACCTCATTCGCGGTATGGGAAAATCAGTTATGTAATACTTCTTCAATTTAATGTGTCCACAATAGTGAAACCAATTAAGGACGCGAGCATCCATGATCATCTTCAACAATTGTTTTGTTGTATAGATTGGCTCATAATCGCTCACGTATTCACCAATTTTGTGGAGAACATCAGAATTAAGTGTGACGGCGTTATCCGCCACTTCGCGTAATACAGTCAATTGACCTTCCATTTGCAAAAACTTTCTAATTAAAC